CTCACGGCAACGATGGTTATTACTTCTTGGCTGATATCCCGCTAACGGGGTATTACACGATTGCGTTCCACGCGCCTGACACTTACGACGTTCGTATCAGTTTCACCAGCGCCATTTTTGGTGAAGAGCCCAGCGATTACATCTACGACGTGGTGAATCGAGATGAGATTGCCCCGCCAACTCCCAGTAATTTCAGCGTGGTTGAGAATGCCAACCGCACTTCGAAGCGCTTTAGCTGGCAACTGCCGCTGAGTGAGTATGGCAGCTGGGACCAAAAGGTTGTCAGCGACATCAGTGGTTACGAGGTCCGCTTTAAGCGCGGCACATTGTCCACCAACATTGTTGAGTTTGACTATGACACCGATATTGTCCGGATCAAAACGTCCACTGTTATCGGCATCAAAAATAACCAGCACCTGCTGACTGTTGGCGAAGAGATTGCTTTTACGTCCAGCACTGGGACGTTGCCATCAGAAATCACGTCTGGCGCCACTTATTACGTCGCCGCCGACGGATTCAACAGCACCGAGTTCAAGGTTGCGGCAACTGCAGGCGGTAGCGCAATCAACTTGACGGATCCTGGAAATGTAAATGAAAGGTTTTACATTTCTGGTCCCGCAGACCTCAAGACACGCCTCGACTTGTCTGCCACTTGGGGCGCGGGCATTGAGCTGACATCCGGCGGTCTTTCTGCTCAACAGCAGTGGTTTGAAACCAGCCTGTTTGACACGGACGAGTGGGTGGTGATGGTGAAGTCTGTTGACCAGACCGCTTGGCGCTCAGACCTGCCTGCCTTTGTGCTGGTCAATATCGGCGCTCCACCAATCAGCAACTCAGTTGCAACGATTGATGCTCGCAATCAAGGCGGCACTGACACCTGGGTTGGCAACTACAACAACTGTGAAGTCAACGGAAGCGGCGTTTTAGTCCAGACCGATGCAGGCCGAGACAGCATTTTCACTTGGAACTTTGACAACAACGAAGCTGAAAGCAACCTGCTGCTGAGCACTACTGCGACGGCAACGTACCAGCACAAGTTGGTTGCACTGACTGGTGCGGACATGGTGCTGGTGCAGGAGCCTGATGGCGTCAATACTGACGACCAGCTCTTGCAGGAAGACACCCCCGTGGTGATTGATGTTGCTACCAGCAGCTTCCAACTACAGCGAAACGGCACAACGATCCCTCACCTGCTGGTGGTGAATGACACCTTGGAGTTCATTACTAACGACACTTTGCCAGGCATTTCAACTGGCACGACCTATCACGTTGTTGCAACTGATTTAACTAGCACTGTGTTCAGGATTGCTGCTACCCAAGGCGGCACCGCAATCACGCTTAGCGGTAGTGCCACTGGAACGTATGCAGTCAATGGCGATGCGTTTGGGATGTTGGCTGAACAGCGGTTTTACACCAACACGGAGTTGGCGGAAGGCGGCGTTGTTCACCCTTACGCCCCATACGAACGGTTGCTTGGTGATGTGTACCGCGTTGAGACGACCTTCAAATCACCGGACGGCATCACTGCTGGCAATATCACGGCACTGACCGCCGAGCTGGATTATCCCGACGTGATTGAGACGATCAACGATGCGTCGATTAGCGGCAGTGCAGGTGGCTCAGCAATCAGCTTGAGCAAAACCTTCCGTGCAATCACTAGCGTTCAGGTCACCCTGCAAAACACGACAGCGCTGACGGCAGTGGTCCTATCCAAATCCACGACTTCAATTACAGTGGAATGCAGGGATTCCGCAGGCTCTGCGGTTGCCGGAACTGTTGATCTCGTCGTTGTGGGCTACTGATGGCTGACCGTCGCATATCCCAGCTGACATCAGCAAACACGCTGGTCGAAAACGACCTTGTGCCTTTTGTTGATACCAGCGCCACTGAGACCAAGCGCATTACGGCTGAAAATCTCGGCTTGGCGTTGCTGGCGTTCGGGACCACGCGGGGATCAACAACTCCGACATCACCAGCAAACGGTCAGCTGTGGGTTGATACATCAAACAACCCGCCGGAACTGAAGATCTATAACGGCGCAACTTTTTCGCTGGTTAGTTTTCTGCCTAGCTCGGCAGTCATCACAAATCCAAGCGCCTCACAACCCGCTAGCCCCACGCTCGGTCAGTTGTGGCTTGATACCAGCCAAACACCTGATGAGCTGAAGGTTTACGACGGCAGCAACTTTGTTCGCGTTGATCCGCTGGGGATTACGCAAGCCGCTGGCGATGCACGCTATTTGCAACCTGCAACTGCGGCTAGCACCTATCTGCCTCTGGCCGGTGGCACGCTGACTGGAACGTTGACGCTTGACGCTGCACCGACAGCAGACCTGGAGGCGGCGACCAAAAAATACGTTGACGATGAGGTCGCTGGTATTCCAGCAGCAACGGATCTAACTCCTGCTGGAACGATCATCTGGACGGCGAGGCAAACTGCGCCGACGGGGTATCTAAAGGCGGACGGCTCGGCTATTAGCCGCACAACGTATTCGGCGTTGTATGCAGCTTTGGGCGGTATATCTTCACCTTATGGCGACGGTGATGGCTCGACCACGTTCAATTTGCCTGATTTGAGAGGCGAGTTTATCCGTGGTGCGGATGACGGCAGAGGAGTTGATAGTGGTCGAACGATTGGTTCAACGCAAGGTCAGGCAACTGCAGCGCCGAGCAATGCGTTCGCTACGAGTTCAGTAGCGGACCACCAGCACGGTCTCAATTATTTTGAGGGGCCCGCATCTATCCAAAATCAAAGCGCGACTAACAGCACTCAAACCCAAGGGCATAATCCCGTTTCCGAAGTCCTCACAGACGCAGCTGGTGGGCACAACCACAGCATTACCGGCGGCGACGCGGAAACTCGTCCTCGCAACATAGCGCTGCTGGCTTGTATCAAGACCTAAGCCACGCCTAAAATTTCCGTACTGGAGCAGCTTCAATGGCCAACATCAAGATCACGGATCTGAATGCTTCGACGGATCCAGCTTCTACAGATGTCCTCGCCATTGTTGATGTAGGCGCCGACGAGACGAAGAAGATCACGATTGCCGACCTGCTGGAGAATGCTGGTTCTGGTACTGCCGCCGCCCCTGGAATCAGTTTCGACGGCGACTCCAATACTGGTATTTACCGCCCTGGCGCCGATCAGCTTGCAATTTCGACGGCTGGTACGGGGAGGTTGTTTGTTGATAGCAGTGGGAATGTGGGGATTGGAGGAAGTGCAACCCACGCTCTTACGGTTACCACTTCTGGTACATCAGGAGTGAAAATTAACACTGCTGAATACGGGCTGCTTGACGTAAGTGACGGGACTTCAACAATCCGCCTTCAAAATTTAGCGGGAACGTCAAGGCTGGCCACCGCGACCAACCATCCACTGGTATTTGCTACAAACGAAGTTGAACACCTCCGCATCACTGCCTCTGGTCAACTAAGCCACATTGGCAATGGCAGTGTTGGTTCTCCTGCAGTCAGCTTTAACGGCAGCGCACCATCTAACAGCCTTGTTGTTGACTCGACAGGCAAGGTGGGTGTTGGGGTGACGGCTCCGAGCACCAACTTGCATATTCGAAAAGACCATGTTGGCTTTACCGGAATTTACTTAGAAAATAGAAGTGGGAGTGTAGGATCGTATTCCGGTATTAGTTTTGGAACTAATACGTCAGGAACAAATCAGTGGTTTGTAACTAGAGAAAACTCCTCAACTGCAAACCTTGATTTTGCTTTAACTTTAGGCTCTCCACTTTTAAGTCTGACGCCGACAGGCAACGTCGGAATTGGGACGACGAGTCCCGCAGTCGCATTAGAGCTAGGAAAACCCAAAGCTACCAATCAGATACGGTTAAATCCATCTGACGGAAATGTTGACCTACGAATCAACTCGGCCTTTGGCAGCACAGATCTCGCTGCTGTGTCGGTTGTAAGCAATCATCCGCTTGCATTCCACACCTCAAACACCGAGCGCGCCAGAATCGACAGCTCGGGCACATTCCGCGTTAAAGGAGCAGGTACTGCTGGCATAACAGATGCTGTTCAACTGAACGGTTCAGCACCATCTAACAGCCTAGTTATCGACAGCTCGGGCAAAGTTGGCATCAATTCCAATCCTGATGGAACGGGCATCCTGGCGATTAAGCAAAAAACAGACGCAACAAATGGCGGTTTAGTTATTTTCGCAACTGATGGCAGTGGAGCAGTTATTTCTAGATTGACCGATGGCGGTCTTACATTTAGGAACGGCGGCGATGAACGCCTCCGCATCACCAGCTCTGGCAAGGTGGGAATTGGGGCGACGGATCCTAGTGCTACATTAGAGATTGGAACTGCTGCTACTACAGGTAAATCACTAAGATTATGGTCAGGCGGTAATAATTATCTTGAGTTATCAACCGCAAATAATTCAAACGGTGAGCACAAGATTACTGCGGGAAATTCTGCATCCGGCACAGCACAGTTGCTTTTTGAAACTGCGTCTGGCGGCACAGAATTTGAACGTATGCGCATCGACAGCTCGGGCAATGTGGGAATTGGGACTACAGCGCCCAGTTCGTTGCTTCATTCAGAAGGAAGCAGTCCTGATCTAACTATCCGTGATACGCAGTCATATACAGTTAGCGACGGTCCACTGATTCAATTCCAAGGGCGCGGACCCAACGCGACTAACTACAACTTTGGATATATTCGTGGAGTTTCTTCTGGTGCAAACAACGCAGGTATTCTTCAGTTTGCCACTAACAGTGCGGGAACACAGTCAGTCGCTTTAACTATTGGCTCCTCGGGCAACGTCGGGATTGGGACGACGAGTCCGGTGGCAAGGTTACATGCTAATACAGCTGGTGGCGAAGGTTTTCGCTTAACTACCGCTTCCGCACAAGCCGGAAATGTTGTATTGCTTGCGGTAGCAGGAGTATCCAACGGTTATCAAATAACAAACGACGCCAGTAATAACATCAATCATATTTGGCATAATGCTGGCGGAGAAAAAGCCCGCATCGACAGCTCGGGCACCTTCCGTGTCAAAGGTGCTGGTACTGCTGGTATAACTGACGCTGTTCAACTGAATGGTTCTGCACCAGCAAATAGCTTGCTGCTTGATGCCTCCGGCAGGCTGTTGGTGGGGACTACTGCGACCGCTGGAGGGAATGCGACTGTTCAAATCCGAAATGATGCAGCAAGCGATAACTTAACTCTTTTCCGCGCTAGCACTATATCGGCTGCCGCTGCTCCCGCCCTCCGAGTTGCGAGGTCGCGTGGGACTGCAGCGTCACCGACTGAAGTATCTAGCGGGGATGCCTTGGGCTACGTGGTATTTCAAGGTTATGACGGAGCCGCGTACAAAGACTCTGCCTATATTTATGCCGAGGCAGATGGAACTTGGACAGACGGCGGAGATACGACTGATAATCCGTCGCGCCTTGTGTTCAGCACGACGGTGGATGGGGAGGGAACTCCGACGGCAAGAATGACCATCAAAAATGATGGCAAGGTGGGTGTGGGGACTAGCTCGCCCCAGGCACAACTACAAGTTCTTGACGCAATTAAAGTTAGCGACTCCGCCCAGTCGCAAGGTAGCATTATTCTGGGTGATGGTGGTAGTACTGCTTTCGGCGTTGGCATTGCGCGTTGGAATGGTGGTGCAAATGCAGCGGGTGCAGGTGGTATGGGCTACTTTGCACAAGGATCCGTGAACGCTGGTGGTCATTTCTTCTATACAGGAGACGCAGTCGCAGGATCACAAACTGAACGCCTCCGCATCACGTCCGACGCCTACGTCCGTCTTGCCTCTGGTAGTGGCGGCATCCAGTTCAACGGTGACACCGCAGCGGCTAACGCGCTGGATGATTATGAGGAGGGGACGTGGACGCCTGTCTTTATTGGCACTTCTACTGCTGGTACTCCTACTTACAACACTAACGGTCAGGCGGGTAAGTATACAAAAGTAGGTAACCAAGTTACAGCCTGGGCATACCTTGACGTTACTGCTCTTGGTGGAGCCGCTGGAAACATCAATATCACTGGACTACCATTCCCTATTAGCAATACTGGATTTGGTGCTTCTGGTATTTCAACTGGTCATGCCGATGGAACGCTAGGTAACAGTGTACGTGCTTACCACAATACGACTTTTTTAGAGTTAAGAAACAACAACAGTGTGGTAACTGCTGCTACTGGTCTAATCTACGTTTCTGTTACTTACACCACTTAACCATTAGCCCGCAACGGCATAAAACTACGAACCTAAACCTGTTACGTCTGGAGGACGTTCCTAATGGCGCTCACTAAAGAAACCGTTGTTGACAAAATCGAAGTGCTGGAAAGCAACGCCATCCAAGTGCGTTCTGCTACCCGAGTACTGGAGGATGGCGAAGTGCTGTCCTCTTCCTATCACCGCCATGTGCTTCAGCCTGGCGATGACCTGAGCAATGAAGACGCCAAAGTGGTGGCGATTGCTAATGCTGCGTGGGCTTGAATAGTCCTACTCGCTAATCAAACCGAGCAAACTCACCATGGAGCCTGCGTGCAGCCTCGCAATAGGCGGCGTAGGCTTCTTCTTTTGTTTCAAAAGTCCCGAGACTTTGGCGCTTTTTGTTCACGGTAATTGCGGCTCGATATTTACCGTTTTCACGTTGATATACACCCTTATACCCGCTGACATTGTTTGATTTTCTTGGTCTGTAATACGAGTTCTGACAGTCCGTCGCCAGTCGGAGATTTGCTATACGATTATCACCTTTTATGCCATTGATGTGATCAACAGTCATGCCTTGAGGTATTTCTCCGTACATGACAATCCAAGCAATACGGTGTTCCATGTAATAACGCCTGTTTATGTAAAGTAGGCGATACCCTTTCGACGCTACAGATCCAGCTCGTTTGTCAACTGTCCAAGGGCAATATTTGCTGTGCTTTCGTGTGAACCATCCAGTCTCTGGATCGTAAACAACAAAAGCCACAATTTCCTCACGCGAGGGTAAGGCTTTAAAATTTTGCATCGGCCTATGGGAGTAGGGCGGTCATCCCCCAGGTGCGTCAACACGCTGGGGACACTATTGTACGAGAGAAACGGACTTATCCAATGGCTACCGAATTCACTTGGGGCGTGGCAAATCTGGAAAGGGAAACCGAGGACGGGTATGTTTTCGTCTGCCATTACACCGTGGCTGCTAATGACGGCACCTATTCCAGCTCTGCCTACGGCTCTGTTGGTTTTGAACGCCCCGACACGCTCATTCCGTTTGCTGACTTACTGGAAGATCAAATTGTCGGCTGGGTCAAAGAAGCACTTGGCGGCGACGAAAAAGTCACCGAAATCCAAGATGCTTTGCAAGCTCAACTCGATGAGCAACGCGCACCCACTAAGGCTGCCGGAGTGCCCTGGTAGTGGCGACAAAGTCAAAGACTGCACTGGGGCGGGTTGAACACCGCCCTGGAAAACCGAAGAAAACCCGTCAAGGTAACGGGCAACACTCAAAAGCCAGCCACGGTAGGAAGAAGTATCGCGGCCAGGGCAGGTAGATGGATCGACATACCCGCAACAACTGGCGCAAGATCAAAATTGCGTTAGAGGCTGCGGGTAAAACCGATTCTCTTTACTACAAGCGAGCCGTTGTGATCTGCAAGGGTGGGAAAGACCCGGTAGATCATGAGGATGTGAGGCTTGACGGTGGCGGTCATGCATGAGTTCAGCGACAGCGAGATGCGGTTGATCTATACCGCAGTCTTGGCCTACCGCGAACAAGGCAACGGCAACCCATCAATCAGGCAACATCAGGCCGAGCTGTGGCGAATCCTGCAACGCCTCAAGCCGATGGCCTACTACCGAAGCTATCTGCAAGAAGTATGATGGCTGGGCCGCCTTTGGGGCGGCAATACAAGGCCCTGACCGACGCCAACTCGGTCGGGGCTTTGTCTTTGAAAGACACTTTTCCCACCGGCCAAGTAACAATTAGCGGTAGGATTTGGCGACGGTTTTTCTATTCAGATGATCAAGACCGCTTGCGCCGCTCTCGCCCTGACTGCTGTGGGTGTGGCCCTCGCTCCTGAAGTCCAAGCCAAGCCCCAGGTCTACGCCAATCCTGAGTTCAATCAGGGCTGGGTGAAATCCAGCAACACCGGCGGTGTGCTTGATCTCCATATTGGCGTGGAAGATGGGCCGTTTTACATTCAGGCAGGCCCTGCAATGGCTACCGGCATGGGTGACACCGTGTGGGGCGTAACTGGCAAGGCTGGCGTGTCCGGCAAGGTGTCAGATCGCATGTCGCTGTATTCGGAAGTCAGCGCCGGCAAGTTTGACGGTGGCGACATTGGTTACGGTCTGAAAGTGGGCTCGAAATTTCGGTTCAACTGAAGCCATAATTAGGCCACACCAATCCCGAGGGTCGCTGCGGCGGCCCTTTTTTGTGCAGTTGTACGAGCAGGCCTTGGTCACGCGCAACTATGCGCAGGCCCTTTGGCGCACCGTTGTGCTTGGCTGCATGAAGCCAGAAAACTGGGACTATTGTTTCCCGCTTGATCGCTGGCTTGTGCCATATCTTGACGACCTTCGGAAGTTCTATGCAGAACCCCCCTACGCTTCAGAACGTGCA